GCGATTTAGCACAGTTATCGAATCTAGGTGTATCAGGCGTAGCTGCTGGTATTGGACCAGGAACTCCTGTCCAAGGCGGTGTAGCCGATACTGGAAATCTTCGTAGAAAGTATAACTTTGGAGACCGAGTTTCTGAGTTAGCAATTCCACAAGATCCATTCTTTAGATTCGTAAGCAAAGTAGGCAAGAAGCCTACAGATGATCCACAATTTAAGTGGACAGAAAAAAGAGATTCATGGCATAAACGTTATGGATATCCAACAGCTTTCAGTAATGATAATTCAACATGGGTAGAAAACCAGTCTTCAAATCAAACTACTCAATATGATAAGTATGAAACTGCTGGAAATGATGTTTATGTTAAAATGGCTGCAGATTATAAAAATTCTGGTAATCTTCAAGCTGCTTATAATAATACAGCTAATGACATCCTACTAGGAGATGATGGTACTCAACCTAAATTTTTCCTACCAGGTCAATTAGTTAAGATCCCATTTGCAGCATCTGCTGCTGGAGCTATGGGCTCTTATTCTATTATTAAGGTTCTTGAGGTAACATACCAAGATGAATCTACAAGCCCTCCAACAGCACATACTCATGGTGAAGCTGCAATAATTAAAGGTAAGGTCATTAAGGCTAAGGATGCTGGCGATGATTACTTTGCTGGGCCTTTAGGGGTTAACACTCCAGTTGGTGATGCTACTGTTAGCACATCAATTGCAGGTGCTTCTGCAGGTGCTGGACTTGAAGCATCACGATGCTATGTTGTTGGTACTGCTCACGATGAAGGTTCTGGTTATCCTGAAACATGGAAAGATCAGCCTTACTCTACAAACTATGGACGTACTCAAATCTGGAAAACTTCAATGGCAATGACTAATACAGCTCGTGCTACATCATTGAAGTATGATTCAAATGAGTGGGCTCGTGTTTGGAAAGAAAAGTTAGTTGAGCATAAATGGGATATCGAAAATTCATTATTATTTGGGCAACAAAGTGATACATACTATACTACTCAAGGTGTAGTTGACTATGTTACTCAATATGGTAATCAATTCTCATTAGATATTGCCACAAAAACAGCTGATGATTTCTTAGATGATATGTCTAATTATTTAGATCCTCGTTATAATAACAGCAGTGCTACAGTTTATTTTGTTAGCACATCTGTATATAACTGGATGCATAAATTAGGCGGATACTTCAAAAACAATCTTGAAGTTTCTTCTAACTTTAGAGCTGATTTTGCTATGACTGGCAAGAAAAAAGTTATGGGTGTAGATATTACTACATTCTCAACACCTTATGGTGATATGAATGTTGCACGTAATATCCACTTAGATGGAACTCATATTAAAATGTTAGGTGTTAACATGAAATATGCAGCATATCGTCCACTTGTGGGCAACGGTATCAACAGAGATACTTCAGTTTATGTAGGTGTGCAAACACTTGAAAACTCAGGTATTGACCGTCGAGTTGATTTAATCCTCACAGAAGCTGGACTTGAGCTATCAATGCCTGAGTGTCATGCTATGTGGACTTAAGGAGGTTAAGTTATGGCTAATCCAATGTATGGACAAAATAAAGCTGATGATAAACTTGACTTGTTAGCTAACGGTAAAAACCTAGGCGTTGAAACCTTAACTGCAGCTACAACTTTAAAAGCTAGTGATTCAGGAAAGTTAATAGCTGTAAATGCAGCTGCTATTGCAGTTACCTTGCCTTCTGCTGAAGCAGGTATGTGGTTTGACTTTGTGTTCTTTCAAGATACAACAGCTGGTGCTACTATTGTAGCATCTTCTGGTGATTGTTTCTTTGGAACAGTTAAAGTTTTCTCTACGACTGCTGATCAAGGTGCAGTACAACAATCGCTTACACATGCTACAGCCATTGGCACTGTTGCTGATTATGACAATCTAGACTTTGTTCATGATTCAGCTACTTTAGGTGGTAAAGCTGGTGATAGTGTTAGATTAATAGCTGTAGATGATACTGCATGGATGGTATCTGCTAACCTTGTTACAGATCATGCTAATCCTGGAACTATCGCTGCTATTAACGCAGGTTAAGGAGGTAACTGATGGCTAGAGCAAAAATGGGCTCATCTGCAGGATGGAATTACGATTATGTTGAATCAGCAACAGCTAGTTTTAGCTTAGAGGTTGGCGATTCAGGTAAAGTATTTATCCTAAAAGATGCAGCTGTAACCGTTACTCTGCCTTCATTAAGTGATATTAGCGCTGGGTTTAAAGTTAAATTAATATCTGGCGATGATAGTGAACATGTTATAGCTGGTGGTGCTAGTAAAATATATGGTCAGATTGGTGATTTTTCTGGCGGTAATTTTGAACGTATCAATGCAGCTAGTGGATATACTTTAGCAACTGGAGAAATTGGAGATTGGTTTGAACTTATTTCTGATGGAACTAACTGGTATATATCCGGCATGACTGATAATGGCGCTTAATAGGTAGTTAAGATAAAATGAATCTGCCCCCTCTCACCTGTGGATATTCTCTCCCCAGGAGGGGGGGTGGGTTTTATGAAGGAGTTCAATGGCAACATTTGAAGTGCAAATAGAAGGAATTACAGGATTAGATATAGGTTCTTCCTCAACTTATCCTACTCAAGCTCAGTTAACAGAGTTTTTAACTGAAGGAGCTAAGGATGTTATAAGGAGGGTTATTGCTGCTGATCCTATAAAGGCAGCAGTATTTTCAACAACGAGTACAGATAGTAGTAATTCTGGGGTAGAAGTTGTTGGAGAGATCACATCTGTAGCAAGAGAGCATGATGATTCAACTGTATTAAGGAGTTGTCAAAGAATAGATCCTGGTCTTAGATATGAAGCGTCTGATATTAATAGCCTTCATTATATGTCTAAATATCATCCAGGATATTATATATTAGATGGGAATGTATATTCTATACCTGTATCAGCAACAAATAACGGATTAAAAGTTACTCAAATAGAGTATCCTACAATCTCTTATAGTAGTACAACCATAGGGACTGGATATAAAATAGCAACAGGAGTTACTGCTACAGCAGCTGATCCAACTGTTTTTACAAAAACTGACCATGGATTTGTTGATGGAGATATAGTTAAGTTGTCTGGATTTACTCAAATGACAGAAGTAAATGGCATGATAGGAACTGTTAATCAATTGAATACAAGTACATTTGAGGTAAATGGAGTTGCTGCAGATCCACAAGAAACTACTGGAGGAATTGTTGAGATAGCATCTAGTGCATTTCCAGAAGAATACATTGATCTAGTAGTAAAATATGGGGCGATAAAATCATTAGAAAATAAAATGGCATCTTTACATTCTGATATACCTTCTCATTCAGCACAAGATTGGAAGTTTGTAAGAGATGTAATAGAATCTGAAGAAGATATAGAATTAGGTTCTGCAAGAGCTCAAGGCTTAGGAGCAGAAATGCAACAATGGGCTGCTGAATATCAGTGGTATCAAACAAGAGCACAACAATTGCGACAAGAATATGCTTCATCTTTTGGTGGATATAGAGAGGCTCAGAAACAAAAAGGATCTACATAATGACAGTTAAAGAAATAATGGAGAGGTCAGGACTTGGTAAAACAGGACTTGCTTTAGCTTATATTAAAGATGGTCTTGAAGAAATTAATATGCTATCAGAGACTCATATTAAGACGGTTAGGATAGATATAGAAAAAGATAAAAGGTTCTATGAATTTCCTTCTGATATGATTAAGCTGAAAGATGTTAGATGTAAAAATCATTTAAATACAAAAGATGAATATAGATCTATACCAAGAGCTATAGGAACACCAAATAATAAGGATGAAGATGGCATCTAGAAAAGAATATACTTATCAAATTAAAGGTAATAAATTTTCATTACTTGAAAAAGATTTTACAACTACTGACGGAATGAATTATACATATTCAGGAATATCAGGAGATGGAGTAACAGATGATGTTCCTTCAGGATCTACAGTTGTCAAGTCTCCATTGTCAGATGTTACTGATGGAATAGAATTAGAATACGCTTATAGTCCAATTGAATCTCTTGTAGATGAGGGATCTGAAATAGATCTTCCGCCATATCTATCAAAAGCTTTAGTTTATTACCTAAAAGGTAAAATAGCTGAAGATGGTATGAACCTTGAGGTTAAGGAATATATGATGAGAGAATTTAGAAGGATGATAGAAAAATATGAAAATAGTAAAGTGGCAGGGCCTAGACAGGTAATGCCAGGCAATCACGCAATAAGATAAAATAAACGAGCCCATTCACGCACAGCCAGTGCTTAGGGCAGGAGGTAAATATGGCAGGTGGATTACAAAAATATACAGTACAAGAAGGACAAAACTTAGGACTAGGTCAAGCTGGTTCAGTATTTTGTGTAGCTGGAACAGGGGATACAGCAATTACCCCTCCATCAGGTAGAGTATTTGTAGGGATAACCTTTTTATCAAATACTACATTTGATAGTAGCGGTGGAATGTTAGCAGAGGATGCTAGTCAATGGGCAGGAACTGCTGGTAATGGATCAGGCTCAGGAGGAGAACAAATCACTCAATCCAATGCAACTTTTCCTGCTGGAGTTACTATTTTTGGAAGATGGACAGAGCTAGATCCTTATAGCGGAACTCTAATAGCATATGTAGGTTAATTATGCTAGGATTAAGCACTAACAATATAGCTTCTGCAACTAATTCAGCACATATAAATAATAGAGATGAGTGGTCATTACATTGTGACGGAGTGGTTGATAATGCTTATGCTATAAACACAGAAACTACTAATGCTAAGCTTTGGGATGATAAAGATTTTTGTTTGTCTTTTTGGCTAAAGCTTATGTTTGCTACAGATGTAGGCACTGCATCTACTACGGCTTTAGCAACTATATTCAAGCTTGGCTCAACTGCGACCGACAATCTTAATGTTGCCTTTTATGGATCAACTTGGCTTGGAGGGACGCCTGCTATATATATTACATTGTCAGAAGGTGGGACACCTAAAACTATATCGTATGGCAATACAGACTTTGAGGATCCTGATGAAAAATGGGGGAAATGGGTTCATTTTGCCATTAATGCTGATAGGGATGGATTCATGACCCTTTATTATAACGCTAGTTCAGTGGCTACTATAAATATAACTGCCACACAAGGTGATATGTTTATTGGTGGATCTGGTACAGGATGGGAAATTGGGAATGTAAATAATGGATATAGTGGATTTCAAGGAAACATAAAAGATTTTGCTTTCTGGAATGATACTCTATTAACAGCAGATGATATAACTGCAATTTATAATAGTGGAGTGCCAACAGACTTAACAGCGTCAGGGTCATATGATTCAGATAAGTCAGATAAACTTACTGCTTATTGGAGATTTAACGATCTTCCCCCTACACAAAATGTTCCTTTATCTGTGAACAACCAAACTACTACAGCTGATTTATCTGGAGTTAGTTATACAGGGGGAAATGCTCTGACTTTAAATGGTCGTGGATTTAATGCTAATGAAGATGCTCAACCTCACCCTAGTACGCCAACAAACCCTTAAGGAGTAACATGGACCCTAGATATGTTTTAGTTAATACCTCAGATAAAGATAATTTAGATTTTTCTAAGTTGCTTAACGATGAGAATAATTGCCCCGAAAGTTATGATGGGAATCTTATTTTAGTTTATTACAATACACCAGAAAAACCATCAGAATTAAGCGGATATACAGATTATAATAAAAATGAAATTATGGAAATCTTAAGAGATCCAAATAGTGCATGGACTCCCGATAGAGATACACTTCAGGCAGACCTGGCAAGGGCAAGTGAAGGATGTTTGCATCCAGGTGATGAAGGATGGCCACACTAATGGTTGATTCATTAAAGGCTGTAGGAACTAGCACTGGAACTATTATAATTAATTTATGGAATTTAGTTCCAGAAGCATTGGGAGTTTTATTGATTATATTGAATATAATCTATATATGGCTCAAAATCAAGAGATTACTTAAATAGGAGAGAATATGCCTAGAAAGAAAAAAAGTGCCGTTAAACGTGCAATAGTGACCCCAGACAAGCACTTCCCTTTAGAGGATAAAAAAGCAATCAAGATAGTATGTAAAGCTATTGAGATTATAAAACCTGATATTTATGTTGATTTAGGTGATACTGGAGAGTGGCAATATTTTAGCACTCATTACTGGAGAGGAAGATTTGCTAAACCAATGGAAGATTTAATTCCATTGCTAGAGAAAGATATAAAAGATGTAAACAAGGGAATGGATCAGATAGATGCATCTCTTGATATTGCAAAGTGTAAAGAAAGGCATTTTGTTCAAGGTAATCATGAGGTATGGTTAGATAGATTTGTAGAGAGGTATCCATATTTAGATAAGTATATGACAGAAAGTGCTTTAAGGTTAGATGAAAGAGGATATGAATATCATCCATATAATAGAAAGAAAACTTTAAAGATAGGTAAGTTAAACTTTACTCATGGAAAATTTGTTTCAAAGTATCATTCCTTTAAACACTTGGATGTTTATGGTGAGAGTATAATGTATGGGCATACTCATGACTTGCAAAGGCATACTAAGACTCATGCGGGAGGCACTATAAGTGCATGGAGTTTAGGTTGTTTAAAAGATATAAAAGAAGATGAAGATTGGTTAAGTGGGAGATTGACAAATTGGAATCATGCTTTTGCTGTTATTGATTTTTTTAATAATGGAGACTATAAAGTAGAAATAGTTGAAATTATCGATGGAAAAACAACATTATGGGGTGAAGTATTAAAAGGATGATAAATGGAATTTATTGATATAGTAGAAAAACTTGGAGTGCCTGTATCTGTGGCAGGTGCATCTATGTGGTTTATTTGGAAGCAAACACAATTCATTCAAAAGTTTTTTATGGATGATTTGCAAGAATCCCAAAATAGATTAGAGTCTATTATAGTGACTTTAATATCACAACAAAAAGAATTACAAATAGATATCAAGGAAAGTCTTGCAGACATGAGATCTTCTTATGAATCATTAGTAGAAATAGTACAGGCATTATCTGGTAATGGCTTGAATAAAAATAAAAATAAAACAAAGGAGAAATAACATGGGAATGTTTGATAGCGTAAAAGAAGATTTAGTCAATGAGGTATTTGGTGATGAGTTACAAAAAGAAATAGTAACAGCATTAAATAAAAATATTGATATTCCTTTTCTCTCAGAGGAAACTGAAGAGAAAGCTATGAATGCATTATATGATACCGTTGAAGGTATTATTAAAGCAGCCATTATGAAAAAATTTTAGTAAACGGTTGTAATAACGATTAAAGGGGTGTAATACCCCTTTAATTTAACTTAACTAAAGAAAGTGTAACTGTGCCAAAAGCAAATATATCTATAAATAAATTTGATAAAGGATTATTAAATAAATACGATAGACGTGATATTCCTGAAGGAGGATTGCATTCTATATCGGGTGTTATCCCTGATATTAAAGGACAATTAAGGCAAGGTGGTGGAGAATTTATACACACCACTCTTGGAGATGCTCCTATTACAGGCTTACTTAAACCTGGATATGGATTATTTGCATTTAGAGCAGATAATAGCGTATCAACAAATAAAGAAGAACCTTCTAATTTAATTGCTATACAAAATGGAGAATCGATTAATATATATGATGTTAATGCTAATGAAACAATTGAATCTGCAATTAGGCTAGGAGTATCTTCATCTGGGTATTTAATCGACCCATCATTTTATTATATTGACGGTGAATTAAAAGTTTCAGATGGTAATTTTACAAATCTCTCGGATGTTGCTGGTAATGAATTGCTTGACTCTGTATTTGTTTGGACATATAAATATATAAGAAAATTTTGGTTTTATGGAACCACCGGGACTGCTATAACTACTGGAAATAAATTCCCAGCATTATACAATGGAAGCAGTGAAATCAATAATGATGAAAGCGCAACTCTTGGAGATTGGTACGATTTACAAGCATATTTATTTCCTCCATCTGTAAAGAGCGATGGGAACAAGACTCATTGTCTTTATAGCGCAACTACTTTAAGAAGAGATGCAAACTTATCGTATGGAGGTGTTGCTGATGGAGCTGATGTAGCAGCATCAGTAGCAAATGTAATAGCGGCAATGGAATCTGGGAATATAACATTAGCAGTAGCATTTGGAGATTCAGGAACAGTTGATTCTGGTGAGTGGATGGCTGGAGATTTAGGTTTTGGTATTTCTTTTCAATATGATAATAATCAAGAGTCTCAAATAACCAGGTTTACATCAGCTCACAACCCTACTTTAGCATTAGATAATGTACCTATAGCAGTTCAATTATTTGCTAGAATGGAAGATGGCAATGCATTTGATCCAAGGTTATCTGGTATTAATTTATATTGGACAGAAGACTCAAGTGGTATATTTGATGACCCATTATGGTTGGGATATTGGCATTGGGGATCCTCAGAACAGGATAAATCATATTTTGAATCTCACGAAGGAAATAGAACTTACGATATAGAGACAACTGCTACAACAGCATATGTAAAAGGAGATGCTACTACTATTCCTAGTATGAGTAGTGCAATAACTTATGCAGGCCTTGTGATTAATACTTTACCAGCAATATCTTTTGAGATTAGAAATGGATATTCTAGCGAAACAGAAAGCATAGCTGCAAAATACAAAACAGCAGTATTAACAGGGAATAGAAGAGTATATATTGGAGGAGTTAAACAATATAAATTTGATCCAGATAGAGATTTACAAAGTAATCAAAGTGATGCTCTATTAACTCTCAACTCAAGCAAACAAACAAGAATAATATCAAGAGCTCAAAGATTAGATAGGATGATTAAAAGTCCTGTTAATATGTTTGATACTTTCCCTGATGAAAATTTTATTGACGTTGCTGTAAATGATGGTGAATCTATTACATGTTTAATGTCTTATGCTGATAGGATATTACAATTCAAAGAAAATAATTTATATATAATTAATATATCTGGTGACTATGAATATTTAGAATCTCAACATAAATGGATGGGAGTTATATCTCCTTGCCAGGTTGCCGAAACAGAATATGGAATAGTATGGGTTAATAAGTTAGGATGCTTTTTGTACAATGGTGAGGGAGCTCCTAAGAATTTAATATTAGATAAGTTAAAACTTGGAAGAGAGACAGAAGCTACTGACAATAATAAATTCAATAACTGGAGTACATTTATAGGTACTAAAGGAATGATTGGGTATATTAAAAGATTAAGGCAATTAGTTGTATTTGAGGATCCATTATCTAATGATATTGGGAATGTCTTAATATATGATATTCAAACTGGCTCATGGTCATTTATTGCGGATGCTGTTTCTCCTTTAGCTAAATCTAATATTATATCTAATTATGATGACTCATGTATGTATATAGCAAATGCTATAAGTGAAACTTCAAGTGCTAGCTCAACCATAAGTCAGCTTCCCACTATGGCAAGTTCAGCTATATGGACTATTCAAGGATTAAATAGTGTGTCTAGTGCTCCTGGCACTAAGTTGTTGATAGGATCTAATACTATTACAAATATGATAGCGTTCCAAAATGATGCTAATGGTTTTATGGGTCAGCTTAGTGGAGGTACTGATAATCCAGCAGATTATATAGCTTATAAGGTTAATGAAGGGCAATACAGAAACTATTTAACTGCGTCTGTTATAGATTCTAAAGTATTTATTGAAATGACTACCTATAATTCTGCTCTTGATAATCAGAACTTAACTTTTGAGAACTCGATAAATGCAGGTACCAGTTTGTCTCCCGGTAGTACATCTATAACTAATTACAAGAATGCATTTCAAATGATATTTCCAGATATATATCAAGCTCTTCAATGGAACTATGGAGATGGTGGATTAAATTTTTGGATGAGTATGGTAACCAGAATCAATAGATATGCTATAACTAGTGAAAATGCTGGCCATTGGGCCATTGATACACTTTATTCTCATTTAGCTATTAATGGATTGATTTTAAAAGAAGGCCATAATTTTGGCGAGTTCTATAATCCTTATCAGCTACCATTTGCATTGTCTTCTAATACTGATCTTGTTCATTTTGCTGCTAGCGGCACTCCTATGTGGCATGAAGATATAACGGCTAGAAAGCTCTTAAATCTTGATACTAATAATTTACCTAAAATAACAATAACTAAAGCTTCTGGAGATTATGGTTGGGGAGAAAATACTTTAGTTTGGGAGTTTGGAACTAATAATGATTATTTAGATGGAGGAATAAGCGATTCTCATTTAAGTTTAATAAAAGGTAAGGCAAGTGCTGGGACTGCAGCTTTAACTAATTATTCTGACGAACCAGATAAATGGCCTCATTTTTATTCAGGAGGAGGAACTACAGGCCATAAATTTACACATAATGTTGATTATGATGATGATGGTACAGATGCTAATAGCGTAGCACTGAGTAGTATTGTATGGAGGCATTTATCTAATCCTGATGAAGTCCATATTAGTATATTAGGAGATTATGCTAGTATATTTAATATTGGAATAAAATATAATATATCAGGTGGAAGCTCAGGAAACTCAGCTTCAACAGGGCAGAGTAATTATTTGAAGAACATGAAGCTTTCTCGTGTAGAGAGTTATACATCTAGTAATCCTGCTATGGTTGGGGATGAAGATGTACGCAATACATTAACAGTTATAATTTTTGCTAAATCAGATCAAGATGCATCAGATAACGGAACTGATGAAGCTATGGCAACCGGTAAATGGGATGCGATTAAAAGTTATGGAGATCTATGCAGCTCAACGCTTACCTTTGCTCCGCAGACTGCAGTGA